GGCAAATCGGTCGTGAGGACCTCATTGAACTGGTGAACTGTCTGACAGTAACCGAATCTCCTTTCATTGATTCTCTGCGACGGGAGATCGAATCCGAACTGATGGAAGTGAGGTGACACCCTGATTCCACATTCGTCATCTCCTGAGTTACACTTTTCCATTACACTTTTGATTCCAATGTCTTACAATCCCTGCCAAGATGCTGCCACTGCTGAACACTTTGCACGTTGGGAAGCACACTCCAAGACGTGCGACATGTACTCTCTGAAGTACATCATCAAGGACTGCAATCAGGCAGCAGAGAGTATGAAGAATTGGAACCCAATCCGTGAGGGTTTCTATCTCGATCAGGCAGCAACTTACGGAATGGAGGTGACACGCAGAAATGCTAATTTGCCTGCTGGTTTGCGTCATCGTATTTGAGCACCAGTAAGGTATATCATGTGCCAATAAATGTAGTGGCACAGTAAATGAGCACAGCACTCTAGATCTGTTATTCTACTCTTGTTGGTGAGGGATTCATCAACACAAACTCCTCAACACTTTTCTGTCATGCGTAAGATCGAACGTCTGATGAATACTGCTATCAAAGCAGGAAAAGACTTCAAACTTGCTAACACTGAAGTCATCTCATGTTCACACGTTTCCGATGTGTTTCTGCACGGCAATTTGATTGCTCGAATTGGTGAAACCTGGATCGAATTGTTCGATGGTGGTTGGCAATCTAAAACCACAAAGAGTCGTCTCAATGCGATTCTTCGTGAGCATGGTTTGCCTGGTGAGTGTGTGTTTCAGAAGAACTTTGAGTGGTTCATTCACATCAACGGTGCCACGGTTCCTTTCTTCTCTGGCATGAGATTGAACTGATTCAGTATCACTGACCCAACGGGAATGAGGGGACATTAAATATACTCATTCTCAGCACACTGTTTCATTTACTTTTCTTTGTGATTATGAACCGTTCAGTGATTCTTTCTCTTCTGCGTCAAGGTAACACTGGCAACGAGATTCTGTCCATTCTGGATGTCATCGTTGCTGATGTTGAGAGTGATACTGAGGAGGCAGAAGTCGAGTTCTAAAGTGTAACTAACCGTGTGCCCCGTGGTTGACACCGTGGGGCACTTATGTTAGACTTATTCGTGTATGCGTGATCCGGCAGTGTTTCGGGGGGTTGTTGATGCCGTCGGGGTTGGCGTTGCGTTTATAAAAATCAATAAGTCCCTAACCTACAGAGGTGACAAATCGAGAGCTAAGTATCACACTCATAAAAATTTTCCGGAGGTATTCTGAGGTGTTTAATTGGATTCATAAAAATAGAAAGAGTCGCCCCCAATAAAAACAAAGCAAAAGGTGCCGGTGAAACAATCGAAAAAAGAAAAAATGATTCATAGAAAAAAAATCTATTGGAACTTCTGGAGAGTAGTTCTTGCAGGATGGACAATTCGTTATCCAAAGACAATGGCAAAGGTAGTATTAATACCACTTACATTTTTGATTGTGCTTATATATAATGCAGTGGTGAACTAATCACCCTATAAAAAATTTCCGGAAAATATTTTTATATGGAAAAGGTTTATCACATATACGCAAAAGATAAGTGTTTGTTTCACTCGATTCAAGAAGAAGAGTTTCAAACAATATGGAATACTCTCAACAACATGGTCGGCATTATGAAAACTGACTATAATGTTGAGGATTTGGCATATGAGGAATTGGTGATTAATAAAGAAATAACGTTACAATCTTCATATTGACAAGTGCTATATAAAACTGTTAAAATTGATCTGAAAGTTATCTCAAACTTATGGCAAAAGGATTTACTGTTAAGACTGTCCCACCCAAGAAGAATGTTGAGGAGTGGGATTATGATGCAATTAAAGAAAGAATGAGAGGAAAATCAATTGTCTTTTGTCTTCCTGGCAGAGGATGCTCTTTTATTTTCCTGAAAGCATTTGTACAACTCTGTTTTGATCTTGTGCAAAATGGAATGAGTATTCAAATCTCTCAAGATTACTCATCGATGGTTAATTTTGCACGATGCAAGTGTCTTGGTGCAAATGTTCTGAGAGGACCTAAGCAAATTCCTTGGGATGGAAAACTGCAGTATGATTATCAACTTTGGATTGATAGTGATATTGTCTTTGACTCAAACAAGTTCTGGCAACTTTGTGATATGGCACTACCCGCAGAAGGTGAAGAGAAAGAAATTGTTGGTGGTTGGTATGCAACAGAAGATGGACACACAACCTCTGTCGCACATTGGTTAGAAGAAGATGACTTCCGCAAAAATGGTGGAGTCATGAATCATGAAACTGTCGAATCAATCTCCAAACGTAAAAAACCTTTCACTGTTGATTACACTGGTTTTGGTTGGGTACTGATTAAGAAGGGTGTCTTTGAGAATCTTGAGTATCCTTGGTTTGCTCCGAAGATGCAAGTCTTTGAGTCTGGTAATGTACAGGACATGTGTGGAGAAGATGTTTCATTCTGTCTTGATGCAAAAGAAGCTGGATTCGAGATTTGGTGCGATCCACGCATTCGTGTCGGACATGAAAAGACTCGGATTATCTGATGAAAGAATCTCTGTATAATATTCTATACAAAGGACGTAAAATTTATAGGAATCTCACTGCAGAAGAATGTAGTGAGATTCTTCAAGACTTCTCCGAATCATTTTTTTCGGGAGAGTTAATTGATCCAGAATTAATTGAATTGGAGGAAATTTAATGACAAACCGAAAAAGTCTGAGTGGCTCAGCACAACTTGAGTCGCATCCAAAAAATACACGACAGGGACTCGGGAAGAATACAAAGTATGCTGCAACGAGCAGAAACAAAGCAAAAAAACCCTACCGAGGACAAGGCAAATAATCTTCAAGACACTTAGAGAATCTCTAAGTGTCTTTTTATGTTTTTATAACTAGTTGCCGGAGGCGCCGTCGTTTCTCGTCTTGAAGAAAACCGGAAAACCCGAAAAACAAAACACCGAAATCCTCTGAATGTCTTACTTAAATCACAATCTTCCCACGTTTACTTGCTATATTCGTAATGAATTTCTCTATAATCATAAAAAAGGTCATGGAGAGGTAACTTTATGTGACGTGCATTCCGTAGCATCATTAGAGAAGCACGTACCCCTCTTTGAGACGTTTTTAGAGAATGGTGTCAACTGGACAAGAAGACCAATTCATGCGTTTTGCTGGAAACCCGATGCACCTACGCCAAAATTAGAAGAATGTATGTGGTGGGATTGCTTTTCTCCTTACATCGATGTCCAAGTTCGTTCTAGACTAGCTGGATTAAGGGCTGAATTGGCAAATCATAAAGGTGAAAAAAATGAAGGCACCTATATGTTTACTCTCGATTGGTCATGGGAATCAAAATCAACACTGAACACCAACTTTAGTGAAACTCCGGAACATAAAAGTGCTCATTTTTTCAAAATGGATAATGGAAATTTTTATGCATATCCTAATAATAAGATTTCATGGTACGATGATGCATGGATTCGCAATCGAATTACCAAAAATCCAGGTTATGAAATTGATTTAACCGAATATTCTGTTGAAAATCGTCGTAAAATAGAAACGTCAGACGACTTTATGTATGAAATTAAAGAAATTCGGGATAGCAACCCCGTAAAAAGTTCTGATCTAACAAATCAGGAGCAAAACAATGACCAAACAAGTCGATAAAGACAAAAAATTTATGAAAAATGAGTGGGGAACTGAATTTTTAGCATCAGAATACGGTTGGGAGCAAAAAGTTGAGGAGCAAAAAATGCTTCGTGAGATTGCAAGTGATGATTTAACGCCAAAAAAACATGATTTTCACATTCAAAACGAAATTCATGAAAAAATTCGCAATGATAATGATTATGATGACTGGGAATATGGAACAGAACCTATTCCATTATCCGAATTTTAGTGAATAAATAAGATAGATTTATAATATTCAATGCCAGTACAGCGCATTAGCAAGTCATTTAAGGACATTAGTTTGTCCTTTCAGGTTAGTCCACTAACCTATGACTTGATTGCGATTAAAAATGAAAATGCAATTTCTAGATCTATTCGAAATCTTGTTCTTACCAATAGAGGAGAACGTTTTTTCAACAATACTCTGGGTTCTAGAGTTAATTCTTTGTTGTTTGAATCTTTGGATGATATTACTGCATCATCAGTAAGAGATGAAATTGAAAATGTAATTAATAATTATGAACCCAGAGTTGAGTTAATATCCGTTGATGCGGTTCCTAATTATGATGATGGCGAACTTAATGTAACAATTCAATATTATATTATTGGAATTGATGCACAACCACAACAATTATCATTCGCATTACAGCCAACACGATAATGCCATTAGTTAATTTTGCAAATCTAGATTTCGATCAGATAAAGACATCAATTAAAAATTATCTTAGATCAAATTCAAACTTCACTGATTATGACTTTGAAGGATCTAATTTATCTACAATTGTTGATGTGCTTGCCTATAATACGTATATAACCTCATATAATGCCAATATGGTATCAAATGAGGTTTTTATTGATAGTGCAACTTTAAGAGAAAATGTCGTTTCTCTTGCAAGAAATATTGGATATGTTCCAAAATCTAAAACCTCATCTAAAGCAAGTATATCGTTCTTTGTAGATTTTTCTGCATATACAATGAAACCAGAGGCAATTACATTAAATAAAGGAGTTGTGTGCTCAACAACAACATTTGGAACAGAAAACTATACTTTTTCAATATTAGATGACATTACAGTTGCAGTAATTAATAATATAGCTACTTTTGATGAAATTACTGTTTATGAGGGAATTTATATTGCATCAAATTTTACTGTAGATTCTTATAATCCTAACCAAAGGTTCATACTTCCAAACTCGAACATTGATACAACTACAATTAGGGTATTGGTTAAACCATCACAATTTAACGATATAAAAAGAAAGTATATACAAGCAAATAGTTTATTTAATATTAACTCAGACTCACCAGTATTTTGGGTACAAGAAATAGAAGATGAAAGATATGAATTAATTTTTGGTGATGGAGTTTTTGGAAAAAAATTAGAATCACCCAATTACATCGAAGTAACTTATCTTGTTTCGAACGGTGAATCGGCAAATAATATATCTCAATTCAATTTTAGTGGAAAATTAACTTCTTCTAGAGAATCTATTCTAATAAATTCTGGAATATCTTTAATAACCACCAATCAGTCTTCATATGACGGAAGTGAAATTGAACAAATAGAGTCTATTAAAAAGTATGCTCCTAGAATTTATTCATCGCAAAATAGAGCAGTTACCGCAAGAGATTATGAATCAATAGTTCCTACAATATACCCAGAAACAGAATCAATTTCTGTTTTTGGTGGAGAAGAATTAAGTCCTCCGCAATTTGGAAAAGTTTTTATTAGCATTAAACCAACTAATGGTTCTTATCTTTCAAATCTAATCAAAGATAACATTAAAAAAGATCTTAGGCAATACTCTATTGCGGGAATAGTTCCGGAAATTATTGACTTAAAATATTTGTATATCGAACCAAATATAAATGCATATTACAACACAAATTTAGCAGCATCTGCAAATTCAATATCAAATATTGTTTCAACAAATGTAGAAAGATATGCAAATTCATCAGAATTGAATAAATTTGGGGCAAGGTTTAAATATAGTAAATTTTTAAAAATAATTGATGACAGTAGTAATGCAATAACGTCAAATATTACGACAGTTATTATGAGAAGAGATTTGCGACCAGTGTTAAATAGTTTTACCGAATATGAAATTTGTTTTGGAAATAGATTTCATATTAAAAATGAAAATGGATACAATATTAAATCCTCTGGGTTTAATGTAAGTGGAATTGTTGGCACTGCATATCTTTCTGATTTACCAAATGCTGACAAAGAAACTGGATCTATATTTTTGTTTAGATTAAATTCACCAACACAACCAGAGATTGTTAAAAAATCTGTAGGAATAATTGATTATATTAAAGGAGAAATTAAACTTTCTCCTATCAATATAACAAATACAGTATTAAATATAGGTTTTCCTATCATTGAGATTTCGGTATCTCCGTATTCTAATGACATTATAGGACTTCAAGATTTGTATTTACAATTGGATATGACTAAAACAACTATTAATACTAAACCAGACAATATATCTTCTGGAAACGATGTTACTGGTACAAATTATCTAGTTACATCAAGTTATGCAAACGGAATTTTAGTAAGATAATTAAAAAAAAGAAACATGATATCAACAGATCTGCAAAGAGTACAAATTCAAGATATAGTTGAAAGTCAACTTCCATCCTTCATAAGAGAAGACTTTCCACTTATAACTGATTTTTTAAAACAGTATTATATATCTCAAGAATATCTTGGAGCTTCTGTTGATTTAATACAAAATATTGATCAATATTTAAAATTGGAATCTTTATCGGATAATTCTCAATACACAGAATTATCTGGAGATATTTCTTTTTCGGATACGGATATTAATACTACTTTTAATTTAGATCAACAAATTTTTGGCACGTATGGATTTCCTGAAAAATATGGATTAATTCAAATAGATGATGAAATCATTCTATATACAGAAAAAACTAATACATCTTTTACTGGATGTATCAGGGGATTTAGTGGAGTCACTTCATATACTAAT